GAGAAGGATAACATCCACGGAGTGGATTTGCATTACGCAGTAGTGGTTGGCTCCACCAGACCAAAGAAAGCCATGGCTTGTGCTTTGGACACGTAGATAGCACCATCGCTTGTATTGATAGTGAGTAAGGTGCCATATTGGGATCCTCCAATAGGGAAGGCATCAGTAACGAAGTCACAGATACCTTGACCCATTACCCAGAAGTCACCGTGTAAGGTGTCAGGTAGATCGTAGTTATTAGCAGGGACAGGACGATTAGAGATCATTAGATGTACTCCAGTAGTTGTTTAGGATTGGGTAACCATTCCATCAACGGAGTTGATTGGTATATCGGGTGAGTATCGGTATGAGGGATAGAGTGATAGAGATAGGAATAGTGATAGGTGAGTGAGGTAAATCAAAGTAAATCAATTGAACTACACGTCAACTGACTATCTCTCAGCTAATCCTGAGCATGAGTGGAACTCTTATAGATTACTGTCTATGTGTTTGTGTGTAGTGTGTGGAAGTTTCTACTACCCGTTAGGGTAGTAGTGGTTGCTAACGAGTAGCGAGGTAGTAGTACATCCAGTTGATAACTGGTAGTGCCACGTCGGGATGGAATGCGAAGTAGCACATGGTGGTCCTTAGTTGTTAGTAGTAGTCTTAGCGGTGAGCTTGAGTTGTTTGTTCAACTCGATCTGTTGAGCTGCACGGTTATGACGTGCTTCATCTGCGAATGCAGCTGCGCTCTCTTCGGTCCACTCTGCAACGTGCTTGCCTGCAAGGGCGAAGCTGTTGAGCATGGTGAAGAGGGTAGTGATGAATGCGTTGAATGCTTTAAACATAGTAGTTCCTGATACGTTGGTTGATGTAGTTACCGCAATGAGTGCATAAGCGGTAGAGATTGATGAAGAGTTCAATCATAGGTGAAGTGAAGTTATGTACGTGTATATGCTGCCTGGATCGACTAGTAGTTCGGCAAGACTACTAGTGCCATAGTTAGGAGGGCCGTGTTTCACGGAGCTGCATGGTCAGCCATAACATCAGCGGAGCTGAGTATGGGGGGGGGGGTATTTAGTGTGTCGGCCTCTGGCCTCCAAGTCCCTGGACCCATACCCCCCTATAAAAAATTCCCAAAATGCGATCCATATTTTTTATAAAAGAACTACAACAGAGCCCTAGGACAAGTCTAATGAACTCAGCTAACCTATTGATTACATTAGATTATCTCGTCCCCTGAGATGTGAATAAGTACAACTGCTCTATTGAATTAAGTGGCAATTGGCTATTGGTGTACTATACGCACCCGATACCCTAACTCAATTCAATTGCCAATGACCGTATTAACAATAGAGCAGTTCCGATTGGCTTTACCCGACAAGGTGAAGAAGTCTGTGAACCAGGAGCTAATCGACGCTGTGAACAACACGTTGATTGATCCTGAGATGTTTGAGAGCTACCGGGACAATCTGCTGAGCTACACCAAGGTGATGGCTGATGGTAGGTTCAAGGTACCCGAGTACATCAATGCTGTGAGGTATGTGAGCCACAAGCTCATGGGCTGTACCAATATTGAGGCTTACACCAAGACATTCCCTGACAAGTACGCTAGGTTCGTAGCCAATGGTGTCCAGTCGAAGGACATTGCCAGCTATGTCACTGCTTACAACAAGAGCAAGCTGGTCAACCTGATCTTCGAGCAGACGCTGATACCTAGCTATGTGCTGAACCAGGATCTGTACCAGAGGGCACTGAATGTCCAGGCTGACCTGATGATCAATGCCAAGAGTGAGAAGGTTAGGACTGATGCAGCTAACTCACTGCTGACCCAGTTGAAGATGCCCGAGGTTACGAAAGTTGAGCTTGACATTGCGGTCAAGGAAGACAGTGCTATCGGTGCTTTGCGTCAGGCTACCCTTGAGTTGGCTAAGCAACAGAGGTTGGCTATGGAAGCTGGGCAGTTGACTGCTGAGCAGGTTGCCCACTCCAGGATGGAAGTGATTGATGTACATGTCAAGGAGGTTCTATGAAGTTCCATGCTCTCAAAGTTAGTGTCTACTACCTGGCTATAGCCCTGCTGTTCTCATTGGTTCCTGCCTTGGCAGTTAGCTTTGTGATTTACATGATCAAGCCAGAATGGGAAGCAATTGCCTTTGTTGCGGTCTATAGCTGGGTGTTGACCGGATTCCTATTCAATAGAAAAGGTAATTGGTTTTCCTAATTCAATTACACTTGTCCAATTCCTTCCGGTATTGGATTAAAGGGTAATTGAATATGGTAAAGAATTCCCAGGCTTTAGCCCTGCCGGATAATGTGTTCGGTCTATTGGCTGAAGCAGACAAGCAACGAGGCTTTCCTCCTGGAACCATGCAGTCCCTGCTCATGCAGGAGACTGGTGGTAACAAGGCGTATCTGGATGACCCAACCAAGTATCACTATGCAGCCAATGCTGATGGTAAAAGGATTGCCGCTCACACGGGTAAAGTCTCCACGGCCCAGGGTCCATTCGGGATTCTTGAATCCACGGCAAAGGATCCAGGCTATGGGGTCAAACCTCTTGGAGACAAGGCCAGTCTTGCAGAGCACATCCGGTTTGCGGGTGACTACCTTTCTGCACGGTCTAAGAGTGCAGGTGGTTTATCCGGTGGTTTGGCTGGCTATGGTGAAGGTGAGAAGTACGCTGCTCAAGTACTCGGCCGGCGAGATGGTAAGGTACCGGCAAAGAATCTGGTAGCTGCTGCTCCTGTAGCTGTTCCGGCTACAGCCGTTACCCCGCAGGCAACACCTGCCCCAGTCATGGTGGCTCAAGCTGAAGCCCCTGTTCAACAGGTTGTGGCCCAGGCTGCTCCACCTGCAGAGGGTGGCCCCAACACTTGGGACAGTTTCCTTGCCAATCTCCGAGCTGCACAGGCGCAGCCTGTGGCAGCGGCCCCAGAACCACAAGCACCAACCTATCCTGGTGTGCAGGCACCCAATTTCATGGCTGCCATCAGTGGGATGAGCAGGTATGACCCCCGGGATACCCTGCAGGCATTCACTGGTTTCGGTGGTCGAGCATGAGCATAGACTATGTAGCAGAGGCGCTGGCCCCATGGAAGGTTGAGGACTACCTTAACCAGATCAGCTACTCACACGACCCGAGCTATGTCCCCAGTGAGTTTGCCCTGGAGTTCGTCACCTTCATTAAGTTGGTAAATGGCCAGCAAGGTGAGGAGCACAAGACTCCCCTGGTTCACTACCGAATGCTGGACACCATCTCTGGTGGTGGTAAGCGGGTGGTCAACCTATGCCACCGCGGTATTGCCAAGACTACGGTTATGGGTGAGTACCTGTTCCTGTACATCGCTACCTATGGTGAGATCCCTGGCTTCGGCAAGATTGATCTGGCACTTTATGTGTCGGACTCGATTGAGAACGGTGTCAAGAACATGCGGAAGAACTTGGAGTTCCGGCATGACAACTCCGACTTCCTGAAGCAGTACATCCCATTCGTCCGGTTCACGGACATCCGGTGGGAGTTCCAGAATGCCGATGGCAAGACCTTCATCGTCAAGGGCTACGGAGCTAAGACTGGTGTTCGTGGGGCCAAGGAAATGGGTACCCGGCCACAACTGGCAGTACTGGATGACTTGATCTCCGATGAGGATGCACGCTCCGCTACTGTGATATCGGCTGTGGAAGACACGGTATACAAGGCTGTGAACTACGCCTTACATCCGACCAAGAACATGATCATCTGGTCGGGTACTCCCTTTAATGCCAAGGACCCACTCTATAAGGCAGTGGAGTCTGGTGCTTGGGCAGTCAACGTATTCCCAGTGTGTGAGAACTTCCCTTGTACCAGGGAAGAGTTCCGTGGAAGTTGGCCAGATCGCTTCACCTATGACTATGTGAAGGACCAGTACGACAGTGCTGTGAAGTCCGGCAAGGTAGAGACATTCAACCAGGAATTGATGTTGCGAATCATGAGTGACGAGGATCGTATGGTCCAGGATGGTGACATTGGTTGGTACAAGATCGACGCAGTGATGCGGAACAAAGGTAAGTTCAACTTCTACATCACTACCGACTTTGCTACCAGTGAGAAGCAGAAGTCTGACTTCTCTGTGATCAGTGTATGGGCCTACAACAATGTTGGTGACTGGTTGTGGGTAGATGGTATCTGTAAGCGCCAGCTAATGAATAAGAATGTAGATGATCTATTCAGGTTGGCTCAGTTGTATAAGCCTCAAGCCACCGGTATTGAGGTCAGTGGTCAGCAAGGTGGTTTCATCTCCTGGATTCAGGATCAAATGATGGAACGGAACATCTATTTCACATTGGCCAGTGAACCAGACTCTAAAGAAGTCGGATTACGGCCGAATACCAATAAGATGGTACGGTTCAATACCGTGGTTCCTTTATTCAAAGCCCGCAAAGTATTCTTCCCAATTGAACGGAAGACTGAAGCTACAATTGCCGAGGCAATAAATGAATTGAGCCTGGCTTCTGTCGGGGGATTCAAAAGCAAACACGACGATTTCATTGACACTGTATCAATGCTGTCTTCCTTACGTCCGTGGAAACCCTCTGAAGAGGCTCCAATGGTTAAGGACAGCAAGGGTAATGGTATGTGGGATGTGGATGTAGAGGAAGAAACCACAGATCGCATGTCATCTTACATAGTCTAAGGAGCAGTCAATGACCCTACAAGAGATCTTCGACCAACTCACCTATGGTGAATTGTCCCAATTGAGTATTGGTGGGGGTGAGGCAGGTGTAATTGCCGAAGCCAAGTGGCCCAATATCATTGCTCACATCAATTTGGGTCTGTCAGCACTGTACAAGCGATTCCCATTGAAGGAAGACAGGGTATCAATACCATTGGTGTTGGATACTTTGACCTATTCCACACTGGCTATTGCACCAAACCTGCTGAAGATTGAGCGTGTACTGACAGATGCAGGCTTCGAGCTGTCTTTGAACGACGAAGCAGACGTGTATGGTGTACACACACCCACTGCATCGTCCCTTATGGTGCCGGCCGACATCGTAAAACAGAGTGTGGACCTCCCAGATCAGTACAAGACC